AGTTGCCACATAAGCCATAGCAGACGCCGCCCGGGCCTTCATGAGGTTTTCTGTGGAAAGCTTGGCAACATTCTTCGGTAGCTTATACGACCCCTGCTTTTCCACCTGTGCATTGAATTCCTCAAGGAGGGGGATTTCCACCCCTGCCGGTATAAAACCACAGTCAAAAACCTGCCCCGTGATTTCAACCTTGCGTTCCTTCCTCTGTTTCACGTTCATAAATTCAGACATGTAACCTCCCAACAGTTACCCCATAGGAGAGTGGGGCGGCGGCGCATGGGTTGCGCTGTTCGGGCCAGGTCCCTAGCCGCCCCACGGATGGAAAAGATCTTATGCGTCATCCGATATGATCAAGAGCTGATCGCCTGCGGTCCTGTCGGTGTCAAGCTCGGCCTCAAATTCAAAGGGAACTTCCATGGCCTGGTCCGCATCACCACTTTTTTTGAATGCCATGTTGAGGGCACTTGCAATGTATGCCTTGTAAATCCACAGGGTCTTTGTCTGCATGACGGTTGCAATATATTCAATGTTTGTAAATCTGAGGTCCACATCTCCGACCGTTATGAGTCCACCGGTGGAAAATGTGACAGACGATGACGGGGTGTAAGTGGTTTTGATGGTGAGGTTTTGAGATTCGGTTGTAAATGCGCCCGATTCAAAACATATGATTCCCCACTTATCATTGCCGTTTTTAACGGTTATATAGTCAATCTCCTCGACTAATGTTGCGTTCGTTCCACCTACAACACTGGTGAGGGTGGGACATGTTCCGTCACCCATCTGTTTGTCAAACTCGATGAATTCGTTATATGCCCAGTCCCCGGATGCTACCACATAATCATGGCCCACTACCTCAGAGTTTGCTATATCCGTTACCGTGTCCAGTCCCCCGCCTCTGAGCTTGTCGATTATGGACGGAACAAGCTCAAGTAAAGTAAATGATACCTTGGCTGTGTGCATCCCAGCCTGTCTTTTACATGCAGGTGCATTGTCTGATTCGGTCTTGATAAACTCAATGATTTCCTCAACTGATACCGCCCTGGCAATTCCAAGGTTGTCCCAACTGGACCCACTGTTAAGGGACACCTCGACCTTTGCCGATCCCATCCATAATTTATCCTCATTCTGTACTGACGTTGCATAAGTTGGCATCGTTTGTCTCCTTCTTTATCTTTTTTTCTTCGGGCTTAGGCGCTACCGCCTTGACCCTCTTAATCACTTTCCGTGGCCATTTTATCCGCATAATTGATCTCCTAAAAATCCGTGGAACTGGTGACATATTTAATGGTGAACTTCATTTCCGTGCCGCCCACCTTCTTGTCTGCCTGGACAATATCGCTGGTTTCATCCTCTATCAGAGATGTACCGATTGCCAAATTTCCCCAGGTGTCATTATCCATAAGACACTTGCGAACATCAGAGATACAATCCCTCATCTTGGTTGATGCCGTGGACCCTGAATAATGTATTTCAAGCTCAAGGTTAAGCTCATTTGAGGTCCGTCCGGTAACCGGGCCCTCGTAAGTATTACCACGATCCCGCCATACAATCCCCGGCAACTCGGCATCCTCAAGGGGTGTTGATCGCCATTCAAAGACATGGTTGCCAAGATCTGTTTGATGGCCGTTCGTTTTCAGGATCGCCTTTAAGGCTGTGTCAATAGCGGTGCATAATGTTTGCCGTTTGCTGCTCATGATTCAGCCTCGTCCTGGCTCAGGATAAGGAGAGTTGTCCCAGTCCCGCCAGGCTGTATACCGATGATCTCATACACTGTAGTTCCCCGGGTGATAGTATCCCCATGGTTAGCAATATCAACAACGTCCGATGACATCACCAGGGCCGTAGGGGCCGTTGTCTCTACCTCGTTTGTGGCAGGATTAAGGGACTCGTATGGGTCCGTAGGAATACCCTTGATAGTACGGGCTTCCATTCCTGCCGGGGCAAGGGTCAGATCATCCGAAAACTCGTCGTTGTTGAAAAACGTGTTATCAAGATCTGCTATGATGTCGGTTTTCAGTGTCATATCGTCCCTAAGTAGGAGAGGGCCGGAGCCCTCCCCGTGTTTGTATGCCCTTGATTACGAGGTCATGTTGGACATGAGGTATGCAGCCGCAGAGAAGACAATCACCTCGTCGGTGTTATGCCTCACCCTGTAAATATCGGATCGGATCGCGTCTTCATAGTACTGCTCAACAACCGGATCGGACGGACTGTCTGCTGTCCAGATCATTGATCGACCTACACACGGTTCCTTGGGGTTCCATCCCTGCGTTGCAACTTTCGCAACCATGGCATACTCGGTTCCCCAGATGCTTGTTGTAGCAGTGGCCTTGCCTTTCTTCCCAGCATCATAAACGGCATCACCAACAAGGATTTTCTCAAGCCCAAAATACTGAGCGAGCAGATTCTTTTGAGCCTCAAACCCGAGAGTGAGGTGGGCTTGTGTGTACTGGATGTAGTCTTTGATTTCAGCCGCAATCATGGCATTATCAAAAACGGATCGGCTGCAAATAAAGGCATTAGGTTCAATACCAGTCGCATCCCTGATAGTGTCAACCGCTGTCTTCACGTTAGCACGGGGGGTTGCTGTTGCGGATGTATCCCACTCAATACCAATGGCGTGAGCGGTGAAGTTAGTCGTATTGAAAAGCAGATCCTTGATGCGCTTCTCTCTCCACCTGAGGACAATCTCCATGGCTCTGAGTGTCGCCACTTTTTCAGCATCGAATAAATACGCATACATCTTGCGTTCGACCTCATCGAGCGGGGATTCAAAACCGTATTCCTCGCAGTTGTATGTCCCGGTTTCCCACTCAAAATCATCTCGGGTATATCCAGATTTGGGGGCCCGTTTAATGTCAGGAAGCTTCAGAAGTGCTTCCAGGGGGATGACCGGATAGTCTGCTGATTTCTCCGCGACGGGAAAAGATGGCAAACAATCAAGTCCTATAAATCTTTTTCGGCTCTCTTCCAGCGCGTACTCATACGCAAGCTGTCCGAGGTCCGGCCTCTGTACCGTGGTTGAATTTGTTGGTCTCATCTCATAACCTCCTTATGTGGTCCTGAGTTTGCGGGTATATTCAAGCCAGGTTGCCGTCAGATACATATAATCCGTGGTGTGAGCAACAGGAGTAAGCCCGATTGTCATTGTCTGTGCAGTGGTAGGAATATCCGCCGCAGCTATGGTTGTGAGCTTTTCCCCGAAGGTGGCCGTCTGGTTGGTTGCTGATGTGTCAACTACCTTTGTGTCACCCTCGTTGAAGAAGGTATCCACGGTGAATCCCACGGCGTCATTGGTGCTGATACTTGCAATCCTGGTGTGGAGTATAAGGGCCTTAGAGGTGTCAATGTCAGGTGGTAACGGTATGGATGTTACGATCTGGTCGTTGTTGGCATTGGCCCAGGAAATCCGTTGACAACCATCGGTAGCCGCATTGATCGCCTCAAGGATCGGCGTTGTATCACTTGCCAAAATTCCACCATTGGCTGCGATTGCCCCAACATCAAAATTGGTCGCCTCCCGCCAGACATTAATGGGAATCCCGATGAAGCTTTGGGCGCTCAGAAGGTCGGTATAAATCTCACCAAGAGCCCCCTCAACGGTTTCCTCGGTGGTCTGCAATGCGGCGTCGGCATACGATATCGTCCCAGCCGTAGATGAAAGGACCGGTGATACGATGATCTCGATAATCTCTGCCGCCGTAGCACACAGAGTTTTCCCAACGCCGATTGCTGAACCGGTGGCACTATCGGACGCTTTACCATCAGCCGCGCCGTAAATTGTAGCACCAACTGCCCAGGTATCAGCGGCTTCGATTTCCATTGTACCGCCCCAGGTGAACAGCTTGACCGCTACAGGGATTTCGTTTGCTGCTGCGTGTTCCGTGACACCAATTGCCGCTTCACCGGCGTCTGCATATATAACGTCGATAGGGGCCTGTGATCCGCCGGTATCAACCTTGACCCTGCGATGTGCTTCGAGGGCTCCCCCTGCCATGAATGTTACGACTCCGTCAGTGTACGGCATTATGCACCTCCTTTGTTCATGGCCTGGATATAGGCCGCGTGTTCAACGGGGTTGGCCCTGGCGATTGCCTGGATGGCATCACCCTTGCCGCACTTGTTGGCTTCCATGTGATCCTTGACAAGGGCCTCAAAGCCCTTCTTTTCCTTCGCGCCTTCACCGGTACCAGCATCAGTCTGAGCCCCGGGAATAACCGGAGTACCATCAGCGTTAAACGCCGCAAGGTTGGATGCGTTCTGCACCCTCACCGCCGCTATGATCTTCGTTGCAGCCTCCGCCCCGGTGGTTTTACCGTCTGCGATGAACCCTGCAATCAGGGCCTCATGGCCTGGAAGGGTCTGTGCCTGCACATCGGCGATGCGCTTCTGTTCTGCCGTCGCTCCATCGGTTGTGCCCGCAAGCTGCCCGATACCACACCAATCCTTAGCCCCGGTCTGATATCCCGCCAGGAATCCGGCCTTTGAGCCTTCCTCTGCTATAGCGGCATACGCGTCCGGGAACTGTGCTTTCAATTCCGTAGTAGTCATATTCGTACTCCTTTTAATGTTGCGTTGACTTTTGAAAAAGCCTGATACTCTGCCATCTCCCCGATGGAGCCATGGGCCTGGTCAAACGTGCGGATACCATCCACAAGACCAGCCTCGACCGATTGTTGACCAAGGAATACACGCCCCTCGGCCATTGTGGAGATCACCGCCTCCACCGATACGCCCCGGAATTTTGCAATGTCCGAGACGAAAATTGAATAAAGATAGTCAACGCGGGACTGGAGAATTCCTTTGTCCTCTTCGTTAAGCTCGCCGCCCGCGTCAATGTGCTTATATTTCCCGGCATAAAATTTTGTCTCATCCTCCCAGTTGTCTGTATAATGGGTCAGGATTACCCCGATATGCCCGATGGTGTTTGTCTGCCCCGAGATATATACCTCATGTGCCGCCGCGCCTATCCACATTGCAGCCGATGCCATGATGCCGTCACAGTATGTCATAATAGGTTTCTGTGCCCGTGCCTCATAGATCTGTGTTGCGAGTTCCTGCACGCCCAAGACTGACCCACCGGGGCTGTGAACCAGGAGCATTATAGACTTGACCGACTCATCCCTTACCGCCGCATCGAACGACGCCGATATATCGTCAACATCTGCGCCGCCGATAAGGAAGCTCATGAATGAAGATCCCTTTGTGATCGGCCCGGTAATCGGTATGAGTGCCACGCCGTCTTGGATAGTATATAATCCGGAGGCCTGAGCTGCCCCGAATGAGTCAATGCTTGCCTGTATTTTTTCCCACTCCACCTTCTCACCCTTCAGATGCGTTGCATATACCTGCCGGATCTCGCTCAGGCATTCCGGTGAGATAGCCCACGGGCTTGTAATTATATCCAGGAGTTTCATTCGTCATTCTCCTTGCTTTCTGGTTCCTCTGCCACGGCTTCGACAATAAGTCCGTCGGCCTTCCGTGCGTTATTTTCCTTGACGGTCTGTCTATGGTTTGATTCCCAATCTCCGCCGGTCATCTCTGCCGTAATTTCCGCCAGAGGAGACACGCCCATTTTGTTTCTCAGTTCGGCGGCCTTGATCTCTTTTAACTCGTCAATCTGGCCCTTGGCAGGTCCGATCCATTCAGACCCTAGATATGCCTGCCGTAGGATCGGGTCTGTGAAAAAGCCGGGTGCATATATCCTGCCGGAACTGACTGCCTCATACATCCAGACCTCATAAATAATTTGGTGAAAATTCTCAACCAGCCAGGACCGCTCCATATAAAAGTATTTCCATGCGTCAAGAAGGGATGCCCTGGCCGCACTGTATGAAGACGTGAAATGTTTAATCAGGATCTCAAAAGGTAGATTAACCGCGACCCCGATCTGTCGAAGTATGGCCTGGACGAACACGTCAAAGGAGGTATTCGGCCTGCCGGGGTTTGTATCGTGGATCTTGTCACCTTTCGCAAGCTCAACGATCGATCCATTGCCCATCTTGTAATCATCATCCGTACTCTGCGCCCCTGTTTCCTCAGAAAATGCCGACATGTCAAGCCCGGTACCGCCTGATTCAGATTCGATAAATACCGTGAACATGCCCGATACAACGGCGGCCATTAGTTCGGCGTCCGTATAATTGCCAAGCTGTTTAAGCGGCTCGATCACTGCCGCAAGGTCAGGAATCCCGCGAGACTGGCCGGGCCTATCAAGAGACGCCAAGTGTATAATATTCGGCAGGCCGGTCCTGCTACCATAGGCCGGTATAGGGGCCAACCATTCACGGCTTTTATAATCCAATGATCCGGGATGCTGTTTCAGGATGTGATAAAACCTTGGGGCCCCTGCTGAGTTCTTTTCTATGCCACCGGCCAGCGTTGAAGTGTTTCGCACATTATCCTTATTGCAAACACGGTCCGCTTCGATCATCTGGAGCCTCAGGGAATAAGGAAACCATAATGGATTGACACCGGGTGCGCGGGTAAGTTGTATGAAATGGTCACCATTGAGCCGCGACATCTTATAGGCCATGCGGGATAATGCGTTCCCGTTGTGGGTCCGTGCCGCGTGGCAATTCTTACTCCCCCAGAATAACCGCCATTCTCTTTCCGTGCTTGACTCCCACAAAGAGGCCTGATCGTCATTGAATGGTAACACTTCCCGGTCAATACGGGACTGTAATTTGATACCGGTCCCAACCACATTTATGGTCTTGGTGTCAATAATACCCTTGGCCAATGGATTGTTATAATAGAGATCCCGGCTGCGCTCTATTAAATCAGGAAGATCGGACAGTGTATCCGCATCAGCACTGCCGGACCTGGCCGCCCACATCTTGGTAGCCCTCCGTGACTTGGATGCACCAACGAACATACCAGCCGCCGCCATCTGTGCCCTGGCCTTTAATCTCTGCTGCGCCTTCACGGGATCGAAATAGCCAACAACTTTATCAGGTAGGGTCTGTGTCACCTTCATCTTCCCGCGTGGCGTTTTTATCATCATGAGGGTGTCACCCCTTTAACGCGCATACCGCCGCCCGTCATAAGTTTCTTTTCGTTCCGAAGGTTCTTGAGTACATTAAGTATTTCAATGGGCGACAGTTTTGTTATGCTGCGATCACTGATAGTATAAGATACGGCCCCGGCTGATTGCTTCAGAGCTTCCTTGTATATATCAATCATCTCGTCTATCTCTTCAACCGTGTCAAAACTATATATGCTTTCCGCCATATCAACTCCTATTATAGCATTAATCTTAGGTTAATCATAGTTTAATTCCTGAGTTAATTGTCCCGCGCCGCCTGGGTTGTCTGCCCTGTGTTGCCGCTGGTTTGCCTGCCCTCTTTTGGGCCACATCAACACGCCGCAAAAGGTTGAGTCCACCGCCCGGAAATTCAGGATCTACACAGGCTGCGGCCATGCACTCGCTGTCAAGGAGGTCGTTTCGCCTGGAGCCGATCTTTACCCACGCTTGGACGCCCTTATCATTGACCCGCTTTTCCTCGGCCATGATGTGTTTGATATATTGTTCATCCGTTTTACTGTGCAGATACGCCCCGCCCGGCTCTTTTTTTACTGCCAGACCGAGCCGGTAATGGAAGTTATCTTTTAGGCGTTCCGTGTTAAGGGATATGATCTGTAAGCCACCCGGCAAAGCCTTCCCGGATGGTGTGCGTTCCCTCGGTTTGCCGATGCTCATTGTAGTAGCCATGGGGTGAGATGATCCCTTGGTGCCCCACACCCTCGCACCTCTGCCGATGCCATTATCAATAAGCCATAACTCTGTTTCCTCTGTCATGGTCAGGCCCTCGTCATACCCCTCACCGCCTCCGGTATCCACACAAGCCCGCCAGATCCTCATGGACTTCTTTTCTTCGCTGCCATCGACCGGATAGGATGCGTTGAATAGCATATCTTCAACATCCTCCCAGGAGGGGAGCTGACCGTAGTGGATGAGCCAGGATGTATAATCCCGAGCCCATGCCCGGACTGCAAACCAGAATCCATACTTCTGCACGTCCACGCCAGCCGTTAAGCAGACCGCATCCAGGGGAACCGTCTGTGGTGGTAGCTCCGTTATTGCCTTGGACATCAGAGACGCCGAGCTTGTGACAACTATCCTTTTGAATGGTTCGGCCAGGGTAGAGTTAATGAACCCCTGTAGTTTCCTGATATCACTCTGGCACCCTATCCATTCACGGACGAGCTTTGAGATATCTCCTGACTTACCCAGGAGGGAATAGAGCCGGTTGACATGAAAGCCTACCTTGCGCCGCTTCGTTACCTCTGTCCTTGGTATGGATATCCCTTGTTCTACTGCTGCATTCTTTTCAAGGGTGGTCCAGAGTTTTCCACATTCCCCGCACTGATACCGCGCATCCTCGATCTGTTCATCCGTGGCCTTCCTGCCACCCTTCCAGATTACGCCGCCGAGCTTGTGCGCCTGGCCGTCATCGCCACGGTATAATCCCTCATCGAATCCAGATGAATATTTGGGGCCCCATCTGAGGGGTTGATATTGTCCGCAATGCGGGCAGGGTACATGCCAGTCATAGATCACGTCACAGGATTTGAGTTCCTTTGTGATGTTGCCCTCTTCGATGGTGGGAGTTGAGAGGATCCCAATCTTCCGATTGTAATATGATTCAGTCCGCTCAATTCCGAGGCTAATCGCAGAGGCTTCCTTCGTATTTATGTTATATCCTGGCTTGTCAACCTCGTCGAATATGATAACCTGTATCGGTCTGGAGGCCAACTTTGCAATGGACGAGGCCCAGGCCATGGCCACAAAAGTCTCGTTCATAAGGGATATCTCTTTCTGATTAAATTTGTCACGGATAATCAATTTGGATAAATCAGGAGAGCTTGAAAACATCCGCTGTATTCGTTCCTTGCTCATATACAGGGCGGTATCTTCATCGGCCATGACAATCATAATCGGGCAATTTCCATCATGGGCCCGTTTACCTACCACGGATATCATGCCTTCCGTGCCTGCCACCTGTGCAGATTTACACAATACAACTATCTCAACCTCGTCGTCATCAAAGGCATTCATGACCGGGACAAGGTAAGGGGTGCGGATAAGACGCAAGGGTCCACGTTCCTCAGAGGGAGCGGACAGGGTGCGGTACTTCTCGGTCCATTCCGAGGTGGATAATTCTTCAGGCGGGGTCCAGTTTGTTACTTCCGCCTCACGCCATTCAATTTTTCTTGCTGCTTGCGCCACTCTTTTTTCCTTTTGTTGCCGCCTTCTTCACGGCTTTCTTTTCAGCCTTACCCTTGGGACAATATTTCCCCTTGCGTGCGTATGCGTCCCTGAGCAATCGGACACGCTGCTTGATGATATCCTTCATCTGGCCCCGAGGTTTCCCCTCCAGTATCGGCGGTAATGTATTTGCGAACGCCTCAAGGCCGGAGGTCACAATCGACACGCGCCCGGCCCATTCAATCTCGATATCCTGCCAAGCAACAAGCTCCTCTTGCAGTTGCTTATTTTTTATCTCTTCCCCTGTCGCCTTCTGCCACCAGTATAATCTTTTGGCCTCGTTCATGCTTTCGTCGCCTGACTCTGCCATGGCTTTATCAAGCCAGATGTTTTCCAGCCACCAGGCATGAACAGATTTCAGGTTCCAACTGCCCCGGCCCATGTTCGGGCATCCGGCCTTGGCCCAGTACTGTAGCGTTCGTGTAGTAACGTCAAAGAAGTTGGCCGTGTCCGTCGTGGACAAGATAAGGACTCCGCCTATCTGCGTGCTTTCCGTATCCCTTTCGGCCTGATCCTGTTTCAATTCTGACTCAAGAACATCGAATACCTTGAGTTCTGATTGGGTGAGCGTCTTACCGCCCGAGACTTTGGACAGTAGGCTGTGATACATTTTGAGTTTTGCCTTGCTGCCGAGTTCTAGGATCTCGTCAATGGCCTTATCGTTCATGCTGTTTCCACCTATGGCCGCACTTCGGGCACTCAATCACCTGTTCGTTTTCCTCTCCGTCCGGTTGCCCTGGTAGTTCCAGCGGGGCCAAGAGGCCTTGGAGTTCCTTGGTATCAAATCCGGTGATCAATATATTAAAATCCCCGGTGTCCAGTTCAATAAGTAGGTCTGATAATTTCTGAAAATCCCATTCACCGCTGTTCTTATTCAGTGCGATGTTGAGAGCCTTTTCCTTTGCATCGTCAAGGTCCACCACTGACACATCTATTTTTTTATGACCCAGTTCACGCATTACCTTGAGGCGTTGATGACCGCCAACAACATTGCCGGTGCGTTCGTTCCATATCACCGGGTCGATATAATCAAATTCCAGGATGGAAACCTTGAGCTTTTCGTATTCGATATCTCCGGGCTTTAAATCCTTGCGCGGGTTATATGCAGCCGGGCGCAGGCTTTCAATATCTACCGCTTCGATCCTCATGAGTGAAATTCCTTGCAATGCGAAGTGACTATTTTGAGCCAAAAGGAGGCGAGTATTGCGCGTCTTTGTCTC